CAGTATCTACAGGAGAAACTTGTTTAATACGTGAATCTAAAGTAAAAACAGCAAACCGAATAAGAGCTTCATGTTCTTCTTCAAAAAATTTACCAATTTGTTGTATTTTTATTTTTTTCATGCTCTTATATATAATTCATATTTTATTTCTGAATTATCATTTTCATCTGTAAAAATACGTATAATTTGATAATCAATATTTGCTATTGAAACTCTATCAGTAATAGTTGGTATAAAATTTAAATCTTTAGCGGCAATAATACAAATTTTATCGTTTTCTTTAATTAAATCATTAGTTTCTCTCTGATTTACATTTTGTAATATTCCATGAATAGTTACGCTTGTAATAGCTTCACTAACAGTTCCAGTAGAAGCATTATATATTCCACTAGTAATTCTTTTAATAGTTATATCTCCACCAAACTTATTTAAAGTCTTTGAAGCAACTTTTCTTAAGCCTTTCGATAATCGAGACATTATAAACGATAAGCAATAACAGAACCGCTAGCTAAAGTGAATCCAGTAATAACACCGCAAAGTTCACAACTAGCATTTAATGTAATGCTTGTACTAGCTCCGTCTATATTTTGAGCAGTTAATGAAGCGATAACAGTATCTTCATTTGCTTGTAATTTTCCAAATCTTCCTGTTACAGCACCTGTTGTATTAATGATTGTTGCTGAAGGATATTCGTAAGCCATAGTTAACTCCTTTTTACTCCTATTGTAGCTGGCCCACTTATTCTAATGCCAGTTAAGTATTGTTCAATTATAGGTGGTATTCGATTTGCACCAACAGCACCATAAAATCTAGGTTTTACTTGTAGATTTCCAATTGATACTTCATTGTAATCTTCAAATCCACTTAAATCTAATCCATCTTTATTATTGTTTAAATAAACTGCTAAATGAATTTGAGCATGTTTTACTCTTTCAGGTATTTCATTATCAGCATAAAAAGCCGGTTGCAAATTACTTGGATATAAAGCATTGTAAGTACTTGTATATGTATATGGTTTTTTTACGCCTGTTCTTGGCCATTCAAGTGCTTGAGCATCATTAGTCCTTGCACCTAAAAATCTTTCTCTATCAATTCTTTGCGTAGCACTAAAAAGTGCTCGGTTTTTTTGGTCAGTTGTTGAACTACTCCAAGCAGTAACATCTTCATTTTCAACTAAACCATCTATAAAAGCTTGAGCCTGAGATAAAGTAACATAGCTATTAGCAGTTGCACTTCCAGCTGTTTCAACTATTGAGATTGCCATTAGTTTTTAATTTTTTTGGCTTTTTTACTTTTTTTTGTTCGAGAAGTGGAGAAGCCACTTTTAATTTAGCAGCTTCCCTTTCTCTAGCTAATCGAAATGTAGCTATACCCATTACTTTCTAAACGCGCTAACAGCAGTTGAACTTGTAACTCTAAAAATAGTTAACTCAAAACATTGACCAACTTTATTTTGAATACCAAGAGCAGTAATAATTTCTGCCGCAGTTGGAGTTGTAATAGCCCTATTACCTGTAGGTGTTCCATCAACAATGCCTTCAATAATTTCAGCAGTTGTTAAAGTATGCGCTCCGTTTTCAGTTTTAATAACTTTAGTTTTAGTTAATTGACCAAAAGGAGGGTTTTGAAGTTCAAAAATACTAGCCATGATTAATCTAATGGTGAAGTAACAGTAGCACGTACGATTCCTATATTTTTGATGTCGTACACTTTTTCCCAGTTAGTTGCTGTTTCGAGCTGTGCCCTTGTTGGGTTTGTAGTTGTAACTGCCCATTTCAAACCTATTGGGTGATAAATGTAAGCATGCTTAAATGAAACTACATCTTCAAATGCAAGAACATCTTCATCAACTTTAGTTACTAAAGCTGCTTGCTGACCAGTTGCTACGCTTCCTTGAGAGAAAAAATACACAGCATATTCTGTAGAAGAACCTGAACCAGCAGTTGGAATATCATCTGAAACAATAATATTCATACCCATAAATTGAGGAACTGAAACATCGCCAAATGCACCGGCAGAAGAACCACCAAAAGCATTAATAGTGCTTGCTCCAGTAGCAGCAGTACTTAATCTT